AGATCTTAATGCCTTCATAATCGAGGCATTACCTAAAAGCATAGGAACTCGAATTACAAGGCGAACTTTAGTTGGTCATGGTAACAGGATCGATAAAAAGTCTGGTCATAGCCGTGTAGCGCCGATGGGTTCAGGTATAACGGCTAGGACTCATCCTAAGAAAAAGCCTAACGGCCAAATGGGTTATGGCTTGACAAAGCAAGGTCACGACGCTAGCACTAGGACTCAGAGAAGAAGAAGCGGTAAAGGCATGGGTGGTGCTGCCGGCCCCAAGAAGCATAAGGTTGATGATCTCTTGCTTATGATGCGTAATGAAAAACTAACGCTAGAACAACTTCATAATAAACTATTAGGTAAACAATCAGATATCGCATTAGATGACACAAAGGTTAAACAAATCGATGGAAAATCTTAATGATTTATTCGAAAAGTTAGACAGCGCTAGCGATATAGCGCCGCCGAGTATGAATTTAGACAGTATAACTGATGCTCTTCTACCTGTAATCGATGCAGGTAAAATAAGCGATTCTGATGCAGTCGATATCCATAAATATTTAAGGCGTTTAGACGATGTCACAATTGATGTCTTAGCTGCATGTAAATCTGACAGAGCAGAAACACAGGGTCTAATAAACATTTTAAGAGAGCAAGTCGAAATGTCTATCACTTCTGGGACTAAGCTTTCTACCGGCATAGTCGAATCTTTAGTGAAAGCGATCGAAGTTAAATCTAATATAAATACCACAGCCGTAAAGATGATAGAGGCGAATGCAAAGACATTGGCCGCGACCAAATCTAGCATTAACATACAACAAAATACAGTAGCTTCTGCCGGCTTCGATTCGGCAGCTCTTGAGAGACTTTTAAGTGAGCCTCTTGGAGAAGAAGACGAAATATGACACCAGAACAAGCTAAAAGAGAAGTCATTAAAAGATGCCAGACATCGGTCGCATGGTTTCTGAGAAATTTCGGCAAGATTAAGCATCCATCTGCTGGAATCATACCATTTCATCCATTTAACTATCAGCTCAAAGCACTGAAAGATTTTAGAAAACACCGATTAAACATTTTTAGAAAATGTCGTCAGGCTGGTGTCTCTAAGATTTCGGGTGCTTTTGCCTTGTGGTTTGCTATGTTTAATTCACACAAGACAATATTGATTGTGTCTAGACGTAATGAAGATGCGATGTCTTTTCTGCGTGAACACATTTATTTTCTTTTTAATAATTTACCTGTTTGGATGAAAGAATTATGGGCACCAATAAAGCAGAACGAACATGAAGTGTTCTTTCCCAACGGGTCTAAAATACAGAGTCTAACATCGCACCCAGAAGTACTAAGGTCTCACGCTGCATCATTAAACATAATAGACGAAGCAGCCTTCGTTCCTAATATGGACACATTATGGGCAGCAGGATGGCCGACTTTGCAACACGGTGGTAGCGTTATATGTATTTCTACTACAAACGGCGTTGGTAATTGGTATTGGAGCACTTGGACAGATGCCGAGGCCGGCATAAGCCCATTCCATCCTATCGTGATTAACTGGTGGGACATGGACTGGGTAATAGAATATACTGATGCATTATCGTTAGAGAAAAAGAGACTGGCACCGAGAGATAATATTCGAGACTGCGTTTCTAGACATGAGAGGGAAAAATTCGGACCATATTGGTCTCCTTGGTTAGAAGAACAATGGAATGCTCTTCAGGAGCAAGGCGAAGGATGGAAATTCGAACAAGAAGTATTAGCATCGTTCATCGGTTCCGGTAATACTGTTCTTGATAAGACTGCATTAGCGTATGTTCTCGAGACGATAAGGCCGCCAGAACAAAAAATCGACGGCGTTCAGCCTTATGTCCACCCTAGCACGAATAATGTTGAAGAATTAAATTTCTCCTTCATAGATCCAGATCAGGGATTTTGGATATGGAAAAAACCAGTATTACCGATGCCTGAGCGCAGGCGTGGTAATGTTATTTTAGATCAGGCTACGCCAGCTCACAGGTATGTTATGGGCGTCGATATTGCGACTGGCAAAGGCCGCGATTATAGTACGTTAGAGATATTCGACCTCGACACCAGAGAACAAGTGGCCGAATTCATGGCCAGAGTGTTACCAAGAGAATTAATTAAATTCATCGATAGATTGGGAAGATTTTATAATAACGCTCTTGCCGTGATCGAGCGCAACAATGGTGGTGATATTGTGATTGATGCTTTACGTCATGACTGCATGTATCCAAGACTATGGCGAAGGAAGGATATTAATGATAAACCGCAAGCACCAACAGGCAGAAAAAGGAAAATGCGTGCTCTTAAAGTTTCGCCGTATGGCTATGCCACGACGTCATCTAGCAAGCCAACAATCAATAAGTTTTTGATCGATTATATCAGAGACGATGGCACAGGATATAGGATATATTCTCAGCGCCTACTAAAACAGCTTCAAACTTATGTGAGGAAGAGAGACAAGGCCGGACGAGATACTATGAAGACTGAAGCGGAAGATGGTGCAGGAAATTTCGACGATCTAGTAATCGCTACAGGTTTAGCTTTTGTCGGCACCAGTGATGCGTATCTCGACGACAATGGTCCGATAACACCAGTCAACCATAATTCTGATTTTAGAGCAATGCTTGGGCCAACGATCTTGACTGATGAGCAACGAGTAACAGACCAAAAAAGCTTCTTGGATAGAGGTGGTTCTAATCTACTTATGCCAATGACTATGGACCCTATAGATCTACCAGAGGTGGCAGCCCAACGTGTATTAGACGCATTCACTTATCAACTCGGTGCGATACCGTCCGTTGGTGGTAAACCTTTAGTAACACCACCGAAATATTTTAAGAATCGTAAGAAAGATTAAAGTACTTATTAATCTAATAATGGTAAATATAGTGTTAATTGGTCGTCGGAACATCGAAAAGGAATATTATGGCTAGTAACTGGTTACTCTTCGACAGAATTCGTGCCCTCACAAGGCAAAATAGGATCTATTCGTCTGAGAGAATATTCCAAGATCAAACTAATCTTGATAGATTAACTTCCGGCGGCGATTTTCTGGATTTTAACCAGCAAGCTGCTATCTTAGATCAGACGAACTTACAGATCAATAGACTCGAGCGATACAAAGACTACGAACAGATGGACCAAACCGGCGAGGTTAGTCTTGCTCTCGACTTATATGCTGATGAAGCCTGTCTCGCTGGTAACACAGAGGTTTTATTAGTCAATGGTATGACTGTTACTATCGAAAAGCTGGCCGAGGCCGGGATAGAAAATGAGTTCGCGGTTATTGTTTTCGTCCTTGAAAAGAAGATTTTCGTCCCAGCAATTGCCAGAGTTGCAAGTGTATCTGGTACTGATGTAGATGTTCTTAAAGTAAGATTTACGAATGGCTTAGAGATTATCAATACACCCGACCATCTTTATCTTACGGATGATGGCACATATGTTCCTGCCAAAGATTTAAGCCCCGGAGACAAAATAAAATCATTTGGTATCGTGAGCGCTGATATCAATGGTATCCCGATCGAAAAGCCTTCGGATGAGGACACAGATAGGTTCGTTGAATCTGTTGTGCAAGTCGGTAAAATCGACAAAGTATATGATATAGAAGTACCAGAATTTCATAATTTCGCTATCGGCACTGGTGATGGTTATATTATAGTTCATAATAGTCTGGTAGATCCAGAGCGTAAGCATACTCTTATCATTCGCGCTCGGTCAATACGCCTTAAAAGAGAGCTCGAGTCGTTATTTTATAATACCTTAAATTGGGATACCATGTGTCGGCCGACTGTTCGATATTTATGCAAGTATGGCGACATGCCATTCGAGATAACCTTAGACGCCGAGCGGACATCAGTTACGGCATTAAAGTTTATGAATGTCTATAACTTTACCAGAATAGAAACAAGGTACGGTGATCTGATCGGATTTTTCCACATGGACAGCATGTGGCCAAAACCCATTTTTCTCCATCCTTGGCAAGTCATGCATTTAAGATTGACTAATTTTGAGAACTTTTATGCTCCTTACGGCAAATCAATATTGGACGGCGGTAGGAAGGCTTTTAAACAATTGCGCTTGATGGAAGACGCTGCGTTAATCTATAGGATCACAAGAGCGCCAGAACGACGTAAATTCATAATTCCTGTTGGCATGATACCGCCTAAAGAAGTTCCAGAATACATGCAAATGATCGCCAGGAATTTCAAAAGGCAGCGGTTTTATAACCCTACCACTGGATCGTTCGACGAAAGATATAGTCCGCTTATTCAAGAGGACGATTATTTCTTGCCCAGACGCAGCGATGGTAGCGGTCCGGACGTCGATATCTTGCAGGGCGGCGAGAACGTGGACAAGATAGCTGACATAGAATACTTCAAGAAGAAAATGGTAGCACCCATGAAAATCCCTTTTGCCAGGGTGGGTATCGGGGAAGGCGCTGGAGAGGCTAGCGAAAAATCGTTATCGCAAAGTCATAGTGAATTCGCAAAGGCAGTGCAATATATCCAAAGAGAAGTGGCGAACGGACTCACTAAGGTAGCAATAGTACATCTTGCTCTTCGTGGTTTCCCAGTAGAGGATCTCAAAGGGTTCGAGATTGCTTTAACCGCAACTAGTGCAATGGAAGAATTGTATAGAATCGAAACATGGCGTACTCGCGTTGGCGTAATGTCAGATCTTAAAGATCTTGGATGGTTTCCAAAAGAGTGGATTGTAACTCACTTTACGGATCTGTCGCCAGATGAGATTCAAGAGCTAAAAGACCTTGAAATGTATGCTACAAGTGTCGACGACAAGGAAGGCGAAGAAGGCGGTGGAGGCGGAGGCGGCGGTGGAGGCGGAGGTGGTGGAGGCGGTATGGATACGGGTATGGGTGGGGATAGTCCCGATGCTGGCGGCGCACCAGATTCCGACCTTGCTGGTTTAGATGACGGTGGTGCTGGCGGGGCAGCAGGCGGCGCAGCAGGCGGTGCACCACCAGGCGGAGCAGCACCACCCGGAGGAGATGCTGGCGGAGCAGCACCACCAGGAGGAGGAGCAGGCGGAGCAGCACCACCAGGAGGTCTACCACCGTTTGGCGAAAATGGTTACGACATAAGGGCGCAGAAGCGACTTATAAACGAATCCAAGAAAATACTGGCGAACAAAAAGATCAAAGAATATCTGGAGAAGATTCATATCAGAAGAGGATATACATATGACGATTCGATAAGATTGAGTTCAAAATACGAAAATCTTATCGAATCTAAGGAATTAGATGGTTTAACAAGAACGAAGCCACCTGTTTCAAGTGCCATCTATCACGATCCAAATTCTGATAATAGTCTTTTGGTGGAATGGACTGTTCCTAAAAACATTAGGGATGAAGTCATTAACGAAAACTTAGAAATTCTAATGAAATCAAAGAAAGATCAGCCGAAGGTAGTAGAAGACACAGAGATCTCTGAGACCGATTTGCCTTGATCCTTCATATAGAGTTTCTAGCAAAAATTAAATATAACTATTCATCGTTTTACGCTAGGGAGTATTAATATGGCTCAGAACCAGAACAAAGCGCTCAATCCAATCAGAATGGATAGCCGAAAGTTCTTGGGAGCCCTCAATGATTCGGCTCAAGCGAAGATATCTTTCTTCGAGTCTAAAATCAAAGAATTGGGGAGGGCTGCTGGTAAAAATTGGCGTCTTGCGGCGCTTTATTCAAAAGACCTCTACATTGAAGATGTAGATTCTTTTAATTTCTACAATGCTAAGCATTCAAGAAATCAAGGATCGGTCACGATCTCTGATATACGTTACATCACCATAGTAGAAAGTCAAAAGGCTGGTCTATTCGAAGATTCTTGCCTTAGGTTGGTAGAAAGCATTGAAAAGAATGACCAACGTGGCATGCAACATGCGTTTGGCCGTATGAAAGCACAAAGGTTTACTAGCCGTATAATCCCCGAATCTGGTTTTATAAAAGGCAAAGATGAGGTTTTTAGAAAGATTAATGTAAAGACTCCAAAGCAAATAAACGAAGATCTTAAACGAAGAATCGTTAAAGCAGTGGTCGAGTCGATCTCTAATCGAATCATTTTAGAAGGTGATCGAGTCGTCGGTGGTAATTTTGTCGATGGCGAGCGTTTGAATTTACCAGTCTCAAAGTGGGCTACTAAGAAGCTAAATGCTAAATTCATGCGTAGCGCCGCAATGGATGCTTATCTTAGCGAAGGTTTTAGGAATCGGACATATGATATTGCTAATATGATAAGCGAAGGTAACATAGAAAAGGCTGTCCAGATAGCAGCACCATTCTTGAACGAATATGAAGAATTCACTTTGCTTAATCGAAGCCAGGTTAAAGAATTGGTATCGAATGCTTTAGCAGCCAAAGCGATATTCAATCCTCAGCTATGCGAAGACACAGCCACCTTATTCTTTAAGACTAATCTTAAAGTCAATAAGAGCAAAATAGTTTCAGAATGGAAGCAGATAGCTAGTGCTACTGAAAATTTTAATTTAGCGCAAAATATCTCGATATTAGAGGAATCGAAAGATTTCGAAAATACTTATAATAAATTTCTAGATCTTATTTTCGAGACGATCGGGAATCGCGAGATTGCGGCTGAAGCGTTAGCGTTAACGCTAGACAAATTAAAAGAAAAGACCCCTCAAATCAAAGAATCGCAA